GCGCTTCAGCAAACGAGACTGAAGACAACATCGACATTATTTATCCTCTTTGAGTTTTTTTACTTCTGCTCTTAATTCTTTTATAGCTTCTATTAATAAAGGCACTATTTTATCATAGTATACAGTTTTGTAATCTACATCTAAATTTTCTATTTTTACAATAGGTGCCTCTGTTACGACTTCTGGTAATACTTTTTCTATTTCTTGTGCAGATACTCCAACTTCCACACCCTCTTTAAATGATTTGCCACCATCTAAATTTTTAGCAACATCATTCCATTCAAAATAATAACCATTTAATTGATCTACTTTGTCTAGAGCATTATCTATTTTACCATGGAAGTTTTTTAATCTCTCGTCAGAACTATAGGCTGTAATGTTTGATGTCGCGCTAAAGGATCCCGAAAATGAGCCAGACATTGTAATAGTACCGTTACCAGTATTCAAACCAATACCATTTCCCGCTGATACAGTCGTTGCGCCACCACTTGTAACTTGAGTAATATAGCCAGAGTTATTTGTAAGCTGAGAGATGTTTCCCGATATTGCACCAGATAAAGTTGTTGCTGCTAATGTTCCTGTAACTGTAACTCCTGTTGAAGAGGTTTCAAGTTTTGCAGCACCATTATGAAAAAGTTGAACTTGTGCTCCATCAATACAATTCATATAAGTTTTATCGTTTGCTGCATTGTTCAGTATTAAATTCGTTGCTCTAATATCTAATCTGTTTGCACCTGTTTCTTTAATTATAGAACTATTGTCCGATGAATCGTGAAAGATTTCAAAATCGTTTCCGTCACCAAGTCTTATTTTAATATCATCGCCAAGGATCAAATTGCCAGTCATGGTACCGCCAGCTTTTGGTAAAGCGGCATTGGCTGTAGTATTTGCATTTGTTGCAGTCGTAGTTGTAGAAGTTAATATAGCGTCCCTTGCAGAAATATCTACGCCGTCAACAGTTTCTGTACCTGACATAGTGATGTTAGCACCATTTAAAACTAGGTTACCTGTCATAGTGCCACCAGCTTTTGGTAAAGCTGCATTTGCTGTTGTAGCAGTGGCTGTCAAGACTCCATCTCTAGTTGCAATATCTACACCATCAACTGTGCCACCAACAACAATGCTACCAGCAACATTCATGTTGTTAGCAGAATCTTCTAATATAGCTTTAGATGCAGGAAGTGTACAAAACACTTCTTTTGTGCCTGCACTAAAAGTTACTTTATTTGTGTTGTTATCTGAGTTTGATAAAACTGTATCTCTAGAAAGAGTGTCTGGTGTACCACTTGTAACCGTTCCTATTCCTACTTCAAATTCTGCACCACCTTCTGCTGCAATACAATAATAAGTTTGATTACCGTTTCCTATTCTTTCAACAAAAGTCTCAAAACCTGTTTTAGCACCACCTAAGTCTACAGTGCCTTGTCCTGTAGTTGTGGTCGTCTCTTTGACTCTATCATTAATAGCAACCATATTGTGGCTCCTATCCTAAACGAATTATCTCTGATCCACCACCAGCTGCTGGGAATTGAATTGTAAATGTACCGTTAGAAGCTGTAAAGTCACCACCAAACGCTAACACAACAACAGCATCATCAGTTGGAGCACCACCGTCTTGTCTGTAAATCAAAGCACCGTTTGCAGTAAATGATGCACTCGTCCAAGACACATCTGCAAAGTCAACAAACGCTGTCGTACCAGATAATGTAACAGTTGGAGAAGTTAAAACTTTACCTCCTGCTGAGTAAGCAGCTCCTGATGAATTTGTTACCTCGTTTGAAGATGAGTATGCAGTAGTTGCGGCTCCTAAGTTTGCTGAAGAAGTATATAGCGCAATGTAATAAGCGACACTTCCTGTGCCATCAAAGTCATGATTTCCTTTTAGTAGCTCTCTTTTAAACACACTACAAACTGCTTGTGATATTGCCATAATATTCTCCTATTAAGGGTTTGAAGATGGTATAGGAACACGTAAACTTCCGTCCCTATATTCATCTCTTCGTTTCTTACCTAATTGTTCTTGTGCAAGTGATTGTATAGCCTCTTGATAAGAAGCTTCATACACTTGTTGGTCGTTCGGCGCTTTCAAGAACTTAAACGCTTCACATAAGCAGGCATACAATAAAACATTAGGAGCATTTACGCTGACCCATGTTTTGGTATTACTACTTGATAAGCCTGTTGGTTTTTTCGTAATACCTATCTCAAATTTATACACTGCATTGGGAGTAGGTGCAACGACTATTGTGCCCATATCCCAGTTGGCATAATATCTAGGTATAGCAGTTGAAGCTACCTCTGGAGTATCATAATACTCACTCATAAAATCTTGATCCACTCGAACCAGATCATGTCTCTGTTTTGTGCCAGAATCTGTATAAATTGTTACATATCTAATGGTTGCAATGTCGTCCAGTTGTGGTGCGCTGGGATCAGTAGCGTCGTTACCTGGTAATTTTACAAACCTGTTACCAGATGCGGTATTACCGTTTACATAAACATTGTCATTATTTAATTCAATAGACCTAAATATTCTATATTCAGCATGTTCTATAAAATCATTAATAATAGTATCAGTTAAAACCTGATTGTCTGTTTCTGTGTAATCCCTAATCTGTGTTACTAATTCTGCGTATGTTGTCATGCTAATATTGTAACAGGTCCAACTGATGCCCTGTCCCCTCCAAATCTTAATATACCACCACTTTCATAGTATTTAAAGCCTTTACCTCCAGCGGCCACAAACTGATCAATATAATCAGTTCTATCATCAATCAATATTTTATTTGCCCCACCATAAGGTCCTTTATTAAAGTTTGTAGTATAATTTGTTGCTGCAGGAGCTCTGCCAACACCTGATCCAATAGTTCCAAAATTTGCTGTGACCCATGCATTCTTTTGGTTTGTTATAGAAGTAGATGTAGTTGACGACAAAACTTCCCATGTTCCATTTTTAGCTATAACTAAATCTATTAAAGCATCTGCTTCAGCTCTCTTGCCTAGGTTTTGGAAATAACTTGACGGTGCAGCTGCAATAGCCGCTTGTTCAATAGCTGGTGACATGTTGTACCAATCACCCCCAGAGTCTAATAAACCAACATTTGTTGCATAGGTAGCCACGGCTTGATAATACTCAGCTAAAGTTCCATCTAAATCTACATAAACTGTTGTTGTTCCAGGATTGCAATTATCTGTTAAAAATTTATCTAGAGTATCGTTAGGACTAAAAGAAAAATTATCATTATCTATTTTTGTTACAATGTGTCCTTGTGCAACATTTACATTACCCGCTGTAAGTCGTGACACTTGTGGATACTCAGGAAACTTTGCCGCTGCATCTCTAAATCTTACAACATCTCCATTAACAAAACCATGACCAGGATCATTTACATTTACAATTATAGAATCTCTAATTCCTGAACTAAAAGCATTTTTATTTAGTAAGTGTGGAACTGGTGGTTCTACTCTGTCTGGTCTTGCATTTTGCAAACCCTGTGAGTCACCTTTTTGTACTTTTGGTTCTAGTTGTGGATGTTTTTGTTCAAACTCAGACTCATGAACTAGTGACCCATTCCACTCTCTACGCATTTCTGTATATGGAAATTGCATGCCGCTTCTGTCAGATATGGCTTTTGATTTTTTACCTGTAGCAAAATTAGACATTTGGATAATACGCCTGTGGAGTTATGAACGTACTAGAAGATGAGCCATCCTCTGCTAACGCTCTTTGCAATTCGTCTTCATACAACAGCTTCATTTGTTGTACCAACTGTGGACTATTTTTTTGTGATAAATAGTAAGACAAACCTGCTACCATGCATGGCATAAATCTGTAAGGCACGTCTGCTGTATTACTGTACGAACCAGCATCTTGTATTCTTTTCACAAAATAAATTGCAAGATCTTTGGCTGCATTAGTCGTATCTGGTGTTGGGTATACGGTTAATAATGTGTGATCTATAAATCTTTGCACATAATATTGTGAAGGAGCTCCTTTTGATAGTTTGTTAGACAAACCAGAATATGTAGATCTGTTTATTTTTGTAAGAGCAGAATCACTTTGATTTGTTGTAGCTCTATTGTTTCTTAATGCTGCTTCTAAAATATCATCAACACCATATATACCATTTGTAGGTGCTGTAGTTGCACTTGTGCCATCGTCAGAGCTTCTGAAAAATTTGTATTCTGCTTGACCCTCAACTAAATCAACATTTGTCTTGTCTATTTCCCAATAATGTAGACCTCTATTGGCCCATTCTTGGAACATTATATTTAAAGAACGTCTTGCTGATTTTAATTGATAACCACTTACTGATTTAATTCCAACTCTATCATAGGCTTCTTGTATAACGTCGTCGATTAAGAAACCACTTTCAAAAGTAGTTGTACCTGATGTTGCCATCTAACCTCCTAGTTGAACGTTACTGTAACGCCACCAGTATTAGTTAAATCTAAAAAGACTCCTGTTTTAAATCTTATTCCACTTCCAGGAATAAAGATTTGCAGTCCTTCTTCTCCAAACAAGAAAGTATGTGCTGTGCCTGCTGCAGAAGTATTGTCATAAAGTATAACACTACAGTTGGCATTATTGCCTTTTGCTTGGATAGATGTAACTCTACAAGGTCCAGTTACTAATTGTCCATCAGCTATTGCGTGTGCTGTTCTTTGGTCTGATGTGAATGATCCTCCACCTGCCATAATATTCTCCTCCTAAATTTGTGGGGCCGAAGCCCCACATTAATTTTGTATTAAGCTATTGTTGCGCCGTTTACTGAAGTAGCGACCCAGCCAATAGTGCTGTTCCAAACTAGAGTTACTGATTCAGCAACTGCATCAAAAGCAATTGTTGATCCGTTTGCAAATGTAGTTGGAGTAACTGTTGCAGTTCCACCACCATCAACAATCATGTTAATGATTTTCATTTGCCCTGAAGTTGTTCCGTCAGCTAGAGTTACTGCAGCAGCTCCGCCGGCTGTAGTAAGCTCTGTTATTAGGTTTACAGTATCCGCAGCTCCTGCACCTGATAATGCTTGCACGCCACCTCTAATAGCTTTGTTATAAGCAGCATTACTAGTTATAGCACCAGTAGTTGCGTTTTTTGTTATATCTTCGAAACCGTTCTCTGATCTGACCGGTCCTGAAAAAGTAGTTGTACCCATGTGTGTATCCTCCTTATAAATTTAACACAGTCGCGAGGCCGTCTGGTCAAGTCTGTGTTTGTTTGA